AATCAAGATGTCCACCAGCAACTCCATGTCGTTCTCTTTGCTGCGACGATAGAGCCGGTTTTTTTCGCCGAGCGTGACCGGCGATGCGTGGACGACGAGCTTCCATTCGGGCACGTCGATCTTGCGCGTGCCGAGTGAGGCGAAATGTTCTCGAACCAGGTCGATTGCTTCCATGTGTTGTGTGTGTTTTGCTGCTGAGAAATTAGACGGCGGTCAGCGTGCTCAGAGCGCCGTTGCCCTCGAAGGCGATTGAGCCCTCGACGATGCCGTCGAAGCTGGCGGAAATGTCGAACTTGGTCACGATGGCCGAGCCTGAATAGTAGATGTCCCCAGCCGTGTCGCCCTCTGGGTAGAGGTTGAGCGTGACCGAGCTGCCGATGGTGATCAGGAGCTGGCCCGCGTTCGTCTCGTCCCAATAGAGATCGCCTGATACGCTGAAGGTTTTCATCGTCGCGAGACGCGTGCGGTAGGTGTCGCCGATTACTGAATCCTCGACGACATCTGAACTATGGCTGAGCGCATAATTTCTGAGCTCGCCGATTAGGGTGGTAGAGATTTTGACGAGGCCTTCGCGGCCGAGATGATTTGCCATGTTAGTCGGTGGTTAAATAGATGCAGTTGAAAGTGTGCCGAGCCGTGCCGAAGCGTTTGTCTTCATCGGGCTCAATAACATAGTCCACACTGTTAAGATGGAGATCGCGGCATTGCCCGCCGAGCGTCACGTCGGCGAGAACCGCGGCTTCGACCGCGGCGCTTCCGGTGTCGAAAAGGTCGTCTATCAAATATGTTCCGCTCTCGGCGATGAAGTAATCGACGATGAGCTGCAACTGCCGGTATTGCGTGCGGTTGCTCGGTCCCAGCGTGCGCACCTCGATCTGCTCGCTGACCGCATAGACGGCGGCGGCGGGAAAGGAGATGCTGGCGATCGTGTTATTGCGCCCGCGAAGGATGTTCGCGGTGGGCACGACGAGCGCGCCGGTGAGAGCGTTCGCCGTCGCGGTGCGGATGTTGGTGCGTGTGCTCATGCGGCTGCTGTTTTTATTGGCATTGCTCCGCCGACGCGGGTGAAGCCGAGATTTACGGCGCGATTGGCGAGAACGGCGGCGACTTTCTTCGCGGTCGTTCTGACGCGTGAATTGATCGCCGCGTCGATCATCCGCTGGTAGTTCGGAATCTTCACGTTATGCGCCGTTGCCTTGATGAACGGCTGCGGCCCGAAGCTGGATTGCACCGAGCCGAACCGGATGTTTCCGCCGGCCTGCGCCTTGAGCTTGTCGCTGAATTTCTTGTAGCGCGCGCCGGTTACTTTTGCCGATGAGTTCCATCCGCTGACGGTCCAGCCCACGCGGTCTTCCATCATTGCTCTCACTCGGCGGAAGTCAGAACCGAACGCGAGAACTCGGGGTTTTCCTCTGATTCTGCCGCGATCATTTCGCTGCTCCTTATGGTATTTCTTGATCGCGTCTTCGTTTTCGAGCAACGGCCTGCCGTAATAGTGCGTCAGATTCGGATTGCGAAAAAGCGCGCGCAGTTTCTCCACGTCACGGTTGCGGACGTATCGCGCCATCGACTTGTAGAATCCGCCCTTCGTCGCCTTCGCTTGAAGGTCTTGGAATACCAACGGCTCCGCGAGCCTGCTGAAGTCCGCGCGCACCGCGTTCGCGCCCTGCTGCTTGCTCTTGGGCGGCGTAAATTTGACGATGGTTTGAATCGCGTATTTGGCCTCCTCTTTGATGACCAGCCCGAGGTCCACCTTTGCCGCGTCGGCGAGACGAGCGAGCTGATACTCCAGCCGCGAGAAACTGGTTTCGATGTCGATCATATCGACTTCGCAACCTCGATTTCACATCCCGCGCCCTCGGCGTCCAAGGTCACGCGCTCGATGAAATAGGTGATGCTCGCCCGAGAAAGCGTCTGTGTGACCTGCGGCGTTGCGCTGACGCTCGACGTAAGCAGAAAGACCGTGAACTTGCTGTCAGTCCTGCGCTGGTCCTCAAACTCCGAGAACGCATCGCGCGAGGATGACCAGATGCCGGTAACACTCACCCCCTGATAAGTAAACGAGACGCCCGCCTGCTCAAGAATCGCCGAGAAGTCGGAGTTGATCTGGGCTGGGTCGAAGTCTCGCACGGCTGCCATACTTATGCGCCTCCTGTAAAATAAAACCGCGCGTGCATCTCTGGCCGGTTCGCGAGGAGCCACGGCTCCGCGTCCTCGTAGCACCGTTGCGCGTCTTGCCCGCAGGTCTGGCTTCCGACGTGGTGAACGTAGGCCCGAGAGATGAAATGCCGCCGCTTCATGTCGGCGCATTGCACGTCGTCCGAGAACCAATTGATCGGCGGGAAATCAACCCACGCGTCGCGGTGAATCCACGCGCAGATTGGCGCGATGACCGGCGTCTCGACTATGTGCCGCTCGGATTGGTAGCGCAGGAAGTCGATTTTCCCGCGCCCGCTGCGCACGTTCTGTTCGCCGCGCGCATAGTCCGAGCGCGTCGCGACGTAGCCGAGATCGGGCACGACCTTGCGCAGATGCGCGACATCCGCGAGGAGAACGGTCCACGTCGTCGGCGTGAACACGATGTCATCGTTGCAAATCAGAATCTCGTCGTGCCGCTTAAACGCTTCGCGCGCGGCGAAGTTGTAGGCGTCGCCGAAGTTTGTGCCGACCTTGTGATGCACATACCGCTCGACGTCGCGCGGAACGTAGGCGTTCAGCGACGCGGTCATGACGTTGAGGCACGCGCCGTTGACCGTGCAAACGATGATTGCTGGCGTGCTCACGGCTTCTTCGTGACGAGGATTTCCTTGATGTTCTCGGCGTCGATGAGCGTCACGCCGCTTGCCAGCACGAGCTTGTCCCAGTCGTGCGGCGGCACCATGCCGTCCTCGATGTGCACCGAGATCATCGCGCGCTCTGTTGCCCGCGGCTGTCCTACGTCGTGGATGAACTGCTTGGCCATCGCCATCGTCTCCTTGTCGTCAGGTCGCACGAGGAAAACGTGCTCGACGGTGTCCGGTTGCGCTGCCGTCCCAAGCCACGCCTCGCGGAAGGATACCGAGCGCGTCGAGTCTCCGAGGGTTTTCTGAGTGAGCCGAATCGCGGGTTTTTCGTGCTTGTGGAACGCCCACTGGAGCCCGTCCGCCTTCCTCGGATTGTCCGCGAGCCGATAGGACCGTGCGGCGAGATCGAGACCGGCCCAGCCATACCACTTCACCTCGTGCGTCCATGGTCGGTCTTTTTCTTTTGGCTCTGGTAGCGACATCATCCGCTCCGCCCAGAAGCTCGCGCGCCTCCCATCGTTGCGCTCAAACGCCAGCATGATGATGGAGGCGATAGCCTCGCGGCACCACGGGAAGACGCCGTGCGCACCCATAGCGAATTGCAACGCCTCGCGCCGCGACGCTACGAGCCGCGCAAGGTTCAGCTGCACCTCGTATCGAAATGAGTCGTCGAGGTTCGGGAAGGAAAGCGCGATGCGCCCGAACTGCTCGGCGGCGGTCTTGTTGCCCGCGCAATAGTGCTCTTGGTGGATGTAGAAGTATTGGGTCGCCGACTCCGCGACGCTTCGCCCGAGGATTGCCAGATTGCGCTTCCGGTTGCCCTGCTTGATCGACACCGGCTGATGCCGCCAAACCGGCACCGTCCACTCGTTGTGGAGATCGTTCGGCAGCAAGAGCAGGTTTTCGTGCACGTCGTGATGCCAGACTCGACCCGAGGCGAACGCTGTGCGGCGGATGATTCGCTCACGTTGCAGCTTCTTGCCGGTCCCCCGCACGTCGTAAGGGCATCGGAGCATGAGCACGTCCTCAGTCAGTTCCTTGAGCCTTTCCCGCAGGTCCGTCGCATCGGTCAGCACGTCGTCGCAGTCGGCCCATAGAAGCCAATCGCCGGTGCCTTGGGCGAACGCTTGGTTGCGAGCCCTCGCGAACGAATCGACGTGCCGCCACGCCTGCGCAGTGAACCCGTTGCGGTTGTCCGAAAAGACAATCCGGCCCGCGTAGCGCTCGCACCAGTCCCGAGGGAGCTGTTAGGTGTCGTCGGATACCTGCGAGCCGATGGCGCTCACGAGGGAAAGTTCGTCGATGAGGCCGACGAACGAATCGA